AATTAATGAACCAAACTCCTCTGCATTTTCTGCCAATTTATTAGCAATCATAGCGTCAAGAATTTCTTTGTTCATTGTACGGTTGTGAGCGCTCGCACCCATTGATTCCTCGCCCCATTGCGCTCTGAAATCTTCTTTACACAAATCGAAATCGTCTTTAAATTTTTTAGGTGCTAAAAGACGCTCGGTCAAAGTCAAAGAACCGCCCGCATCAAATCCGCAAGTGTATGCTCTACGTCCGTTTGTTGTTGCTAATTTTTTCAACCAAAGTTGATAGTTTACATTTTCGTAAACTGTTACTGCACCATTTTTCAATGCGTCAGCTTCCTTAAATGTTTTTAAGAAAAATCCGCCCGCATCTTTGCCAGCGTAATTTGATGTTACTGTTACCGTTGTTGCCATTTTTTATTTACTAATTAATTCGTTAAACAATTTTTCTTTAAAGCTTTTAGGCTCTTTAATTTGGAAGTTAGGTTTTGCTTTTGTTTCAGCCTTTAACTCAATTGTAGCTACTTCCTTTTCGTGTAATTCTTTTTTCAAACTTTCAATTTCTGATTGAAAAGATAGTTTCAATTCCTCTTTGATTTTGGCTAATTCAGTAGCCATATCAACTTCAACTTCCGTTTCTGTTTCGGGTGCTTCTGGCATTACGATTTCTGAAATTACACCGTCCGTAACGGTAAATACTGTTCCGTCCTCTGCGCTAAATGTTCCATCTGGAACAGCCGAACCTACTTCCATTGTGGCTAATTTAGTCTCCTTTTCTTCTTGTTTAAGATGTTTTTCTAACGCTTCTTCGGCTTCCGCTTGGGAGCTAGCCTCTACGGTAAAGTTATGTCGAGTAAAATTATAAACTTTAAGAGCGGTAGCTTTATCTTCTACCGTAGTCTCTGATTTCGATTTTTCTTCTGCTTTAGCCATTTACGTTAACTCCTATGCTTTAATGATACTATAACACGCCCATTTAATATAGATTCGGCTTCTGTTGGGTACTCTCTACGTTAAAGCGAATAATGCCCTCTACCGAAAAGATATTCGTACCTCGTTTTTCCACACCTAGACCGTAATCTATTTGTAATCCGTTATCGTTAATAGATATAAACAGGTTATCCCCGAGTTTTTGATTCTTCCGGAGAGCGTACGCCATAGTCTTGACTTTTAACTTAAACTCGTTATCTCGAGCTTCGATATATTCGTAGAGCTTATTCGTACCCTTAGTAAGATCGTAGCTTTCGTTTAGGTCTCGAGTCCAGTCGTAAATAATAGCGATAACGATCGGCTGTACGTGCCGGTCTTGCATTGTGCCGTCGGATAGAACGGTCGTAGCGTCTCTCGCTACGCTAACTACCGGTAGAAGCTCTTTAGGTTGAGCGAGGGTATCGCCGTAAATATAATGCCCGACTAAATCCGCCGGTCCATCGGCTTCTAGCATATCTATTAGAGCCTTTAGTATCGGGTCTCGGTATTCTGCTAATCCCATATTAAGCGTTTCCTCTCATAGCTCTTATTATATGCTCTTGGAACTCTTTTTGTATAAATTGTTGGCGGTCTCGGTCGATTTTCATCATCACACGACGAGGAAGCTTCTTACGAGGCTTATTCGACTGGTGGTATTTAAAGTAAGGAGTCGGGTTAAATATCTCGATATAGTCCGGACCAAGGTTTTGTTTAAAGTTTCGACGCATAGCCGAAGTCTTTTCTAGTAGAGGGTGCGGTTTATTATCTTTACGAGGTACCCAACGACCGAATAAAGCTCCTCGGCTAGAGAAGTTCGTATCTATCGAGCCTCGAACCTCCGCTCCTATACGGAATAACGGACGCTTAAAGTCGCTAATCTCGCTAGGAATAGTTAAGAGCCGTCTAGATAGTTGCTTTTCGCCCTCTAGAGATACTTTAAGCTCTATCATATTTAACCTCTCATAAAGTTGTCGTCTTGGCTAACGGTATCGTTATAGCTAGATAAGTCCGTATTACGAGCGAATAGATTACCGTCGCTACGACTAGATACTCCTACTCTAGCGGTAGAGCCGGTAGCGTCGGTTATTTCGTTAATAAAGTCCATTAGGATAGATTTAGCGGAAGCGAGCTTCTTATAGCCGTCCTTAGAGCTTTCTTCGGTATCGGCGGATAGTCCGTAGTCTCGGATAAGAATTAAAGCTCCGGCGTATAATCGAACGAAAGTCTTAACCGTAGCCGGTACGTCTGCGTCCGTCCACGTCGTATAGTCTAATATGCCCTTTAGCTTACGCTGAGCCCAGTCTATAGCCTCTTTACGGTACTTATCGACCTTAGCGTCGGATAGAGCGGATTTAGCGTAAGAACCGAGTACGGTAGCCCCATTAGCCGGAGCGGAGGCTAGAGTAATAGCTCCGGTCTCTACGTTTACGGACGTTACTTCTACCGCTACGTCGTTTACATAGACGATAACGTCGCCGGATACGGAAGCTACGTCGATAACGTCGTTATAGTTACGATCGACTATAAAAGTATTCTTAGCGTAATAGACAGTATTAGAGCCGTTAGCGAGTCCGGTTAATTCCTCGAACTTAACGAGGTGGTAATGCCCTGATTCCTCTCGTATATCTTGGTAAGAAGAATAATCTTTATCGCTAACGGTTGCCATACTAGCTACTCCAATTTCGTTTTAATTAAGAAGTAGCTTCGCTTTCGCTATTGCTAGCCTCGGCTTCGACTATAGCCTGTGCTACTTCTGGTTTATTCCACTCTTTACGGTCGGGGTTTTCGATACCTAGATCTACGGCCATAGCGTTTAGAGTCTCTCGGCTCTCGGCTAGGAGAACGTCGATACGGCTCTCTACTTCTGTAGCTTCCGTAGCGTCGTCGCTAACTTCTTCCGCTTCGTCGCTAGAAGAATCTTCGCTATCCGAATCCTCTGTACTAGAGTCTTCTTCGGTAGTTTCGGTTTCGGTGGTTGGTGCGTCGCTCTCGCTGTCGCTAGTCGTCTCGCTCGAGTCTGATTCGCTCTTATCCGAGACACCCTTAACTGTGAGTCTTGCGTCATCTTTAAATACCTTTACTTCCTCGTTAGTCAATTCGAGAACTTGAGGCTCGAGAACGGTAAACTGTACTCCGCCTCGGTAATAAGTTCGTTTAGCTCCGCTCTGATTAGAAGCGAGTAGCTTAATTTCGTATTTCTTAGTCTTAGCCATAAGTTTGGTCTTCCTTTATCTTATTAGATTATTTAAGTATTTACGGAGGAGTCGCCCCCTCCGTAACACTAACTTTAGGCTACTAGAGAACCTACAGCCTTTTGATAGAGACCGTAACCTGCGTTACCTCTCCAGTAAGTACCGTAGTAGTTCTTCTTTCGCATAAAGTTGCTTTCGCTACCTTCTTCGAGAGCTTCGAAAGGAATAAACTCCCTTTCTTGAACTACGAATGGCTTAATGATACCGGCTACGTTAAGTAGGTACCAGTTGTTGGTATCGCTTAACCAGTCGGCTACTAAGATTCGAGCCTTGCCCTTTAGAGTGTTAGTAGCACCGCTAGAGTTAACTAGAGCTTCGAAAATTGTCTCGGCTGTAGCTTCTAGGTCGGCTGGAACTACGATAAGTAGGTCCATATTACGATTCATTGTAGGACGACCGAAGTCATCTTTCATTTTACGTAACATTGTCCTAGCTGTCTGGAAGCTAGTAGCGTCTAGAGCGACGGTAAGCTTGTTACTTTGAGTCGAACCGGTTTCGCCGATAGGGTGGTCGGTATCGAAGAAGTATTGTCCGTCGTAACACAGGCTAGTAAATCCGCCTGGAAGTAGAGTTTCAAAGACTAATTCGTCGGGGAAAGCCTTAGCTGATTCGCCGATACTCTTAGCTTGGATACCGTACTGTCCTGTTTGGTCGTCTTTAATATCTGCGTGATTAACTTCGATAGAAGCTTCGAACTCCTCGTTAGTAATCGTGTAAGTGTGCTCTAAGAGTTTCTTAGGAACACGCTCGCCTTTCATACGTCGTAGACGTGGGATACTGCCAATCCAAGCGTAGTTTTCGCTACGAGCGGTTGACGGTACTTTTGTTGCGACTTCTTGCCAATGCGTTTCTACCGAGTTATAACCCTCGAAGAAGTTGGTAAGTAAGCCTTTAGCTAGAATTGATTCCATTTTAGTATATTACCTTTCTTACCCTATTACGCTCGGTCTCGAATATCGACACGAACTTTACTTGATGAAACGACTTCTACGACACGACCTACTAGTACGTCGTTAGTAGTAGTACCTACTAGGTCTACACTCTGGTTATCAGAGGCATATACTAGCGTATTAACGTCGGCTTGAGCTGCGCTCCAAGCTGCGTTAAATGTGAAAACACCTGTTCGGCGAACCTTAATACTAAGGCTTCCGTTAGAACCTGCCGAGTTATCGACTGA